CACCACCTGCTGGTGTAGACTGCCATGCGGCACTAGATGGGCAGAGAGAAACTTTTAAAGAGTTGCCCAAATCGCCTGCATAACGAGCCGCCCATGGTCCATTGTCAAAAGATGCGGCATTTAAATATGCATCATCGTTTGCGATTAATAGACCAGTACCTGATGTTCCAGAACCTGTTGTCGCTTCTGCTGTAGCGTTCAATGCTGTGTTAGCGGCACGAACAACGAACAGAGGACTTGAGTAGCCCAAATAATTGGCTGCCGATAAGAAATCTACAACGTTTGTTGCATTTGGCTTACCGAATTGTACTGCCAATTCTGTTTCTGATGTGATTAGTGTTGGATCGTTGATTGGTCCCCAACGGAACTGACCAGCAATGGCACCTGCTGTTGTAGAAACTGCTTGAGAAGAAGATACCAAATCTTGTTCGGTAATCTTAACTCCTGGTGAAATTAGACTTATAGCCATTGAATTCTCCTTGTTATAATGATGTGTTTTTTGTTAGGTTTGTTTAATTTATTTATAAAAAATCTGTTTTATGACTTTCATTGTACCAAACCTGTCCGGACGAATCAACGAATTTTTCGTCTTCTTCGCCATTATTTATGAAACCGAAAGGAGTCACTTCCTCTTCAATCATCTTAATTCTAGCCTCATACAATTCTTTTCTAATATTAACGTTTGTCAATTCTTTGAAATATGGATTTGTAGTCAACCAAGAGAACAATACTAACGGCATTACTAAGTCATCGTGATAACCCTCATCGGCACCATAACTATTTTTTCTTTGAATGAATGTTGATATCTCGGATATAGTGTCTGCATCACGAATCAATAGTTTCTTCTCTTCAACCATAGACTTGAAGTTAGAGCAACCAATTCGTTTGACTTTTTTATCAGTCACAACACCAAGCTGAGATTTACCTCCACCAAAACCTCCAGAAACCACTTGTCCTTGTGTGGTTCTGTTGACAAATATGATATTCTCATACTCATATTCGCTATACAAAATGTCTGCAACTTGTTCAGAAGTGTTTACTTCAACAAGCACATACGCTTCATTGTATTCTTTTCCTACTTTATATATGATAGAAGGATATAAAAGTGGGCTAATTGTATTGTCACGATACTTACCCACTTGTTTGTATGGCATTGACGTTACGTCAATGATTGAAAATGCAGAATAATCTTCGCCAACGCCTTTTGCCGTGTCTGCGATAATGACATAGGTGTGATCTTTTTCTGCCTTTTCGAAAATATCTAATCCATCTTTCTTGTAGATAGTCGGGCTAGGTGATAACTGTGCAATCGCATCTGAAGCAATCAACGTTAAACTAGAACCTAAGAAATTACATAAAATCTCTTGGTTATATTTCAATTCACCAAGCAATTTACGCTGTGTTTCAGCCCACGCTTCATCACGTCCAGGAATCTCCCAGTATGGAATGAATAGTGGAACGAATCCATTACGTCCATTCTCCGCATCATTCCAGAATTTCCAGAAATGATTGTATCCAAGTGGTGTGGAAGACAGCAAAATCTTTGTTGTTTCACCAGCAGAGATAGTTGGGTAGACAGAAGCAAAAAATTGATCTGCAATGTTGTTTGGGATGATAGCGGTTTCGTCAACGTAAAGTAAGTTAACAGACTTACCACGAATACCTGATGCGCTTGTTGCGGCTGTGAATACAATTGATCCGTTTTCTAGTGCAATGTCACCTTTGTTCCATGTTGTCACGCCTTGTTGTAGCCAAGTTGGAAGATTTTCATACATGACTTGATATCTGTACAATACTTCACGTGCCGCTGGCGCTTTGTTTGCTAGAATCGCAACTGTTTTGCTTTCTTGAAACAGCGTATACCATAGAATATAGGCTGCCGATGTTGTAGTTTTACCTTGCTGACGCCCTTCCATGAGAATAACTTTACGATTCTCGTGGATAATTTTAACTTTATTTTTTTGACAGTCGTAAAGTTTGAATGGTTGAAGTCCATGATCCAATGTGACAATCTTACAATATGTCTCAATGAAATAAACAGGGTCTTCAGCACATTTTAAATACTCTTCAACTTGATCTTTGGTAAAGTTGAGAGGAACGTTGGCTGCCTTTAGGTTTGCATTACCTAGATATGATTTTACACTCATTTTTTGCTGATTAACTTTTGCAATTCTGCTGTACTTCCAACAAATAACGCATTAGTTACGTGTGTTGGACTTTGTGTATCTTCTTTTTCTTTCTGAATGTCTTTCTTTGCTTTTGCAAGTGCTAACAAATCTTTGTTTGTATCTGCTAATGTCTTAATTAGTTGACCGACAACTTCATATGCTCTTGGAGATTCACCTTCTTTTGCTAAGAATATGATGTTCTCCATTGCAACTTTACCATTTTCGATAAGACCTTTTAAGTTGTCTCTCGCATATTCATAGTCATCATCTACATTTTTTTGAGTTTCAGGTTCTTGTTGCGGTGTTACTGCAACAGCATGGTTGACTGTAGAAACTACAGTCGCTTGAACATCTAAAATATCATTCAATTTATCATCAACAGTCTTCTTCATGTTAAAATGTGTCCGTTACTAGTTATAGTTTGTGTGATACCGAAATCAGCATTTCCTGTATAAGTTTGTGTCGTAATGATAGCCTTATCGATTGGGCTTTCAAGTGTGTTAACATCTGCTCTAGCAATATATTTGAATTTCTTAACTGGTCCAAACAGATATCCCTTGATAACGAAATCTAATTGCCATGTCTGAACTCTGCGAGATTCGAAATCACCTTCATAAGAATCGTCTGAAGTGATAGACAACAACTCAATAGGCACGTCCATGTTTAGATTTATCTCAGGAACCATTTTCATAGTTACTGTGAAGTCTGGTGTGAAGAATGGAACAATCTGTTCTACAATTTGTGTTCCGTCTTCTGTGTTCTTAGTGAGAACGTGTAGCGAGAAGTTGAAGTCATATGGTACTGGAGAGTACATATAGTCAAAATCTAACCCGCCAGTATTCACGCCACGTGATATCTTGTGTGCAGTATTGAGTTTTCTCTGTGGTGCATATGTCATGCTAGTAAATTCAAAGCCAAGTCTTGGCAATGTAGCAGAAATTTCACGATTCAACGTAGGATCAGAAAGAACTCTCTGAATAAATTTCTGTTTTGGTCCATATTCAATAGGCACATTAAGAGTTTGAATCTTTGCGCCAGCACTATCAAATCTTTCAATTTGAATTTCGTTGAATAAATTACCAAACATGACAACGTAACGTCTTAACGTTCCGTGGTAAAAGTCGTGTCCGAACATCATATTAGAAAGTCCTTGTCAATGAGAATGGGTTTTGTTCAGAGAAATCTAGAATGTCATCATCGATAATCTCTTTTCCAATGTATTCGTTATCTGCGGCAACTTCTGCTGAGACAATGATATCACCTTCGCTGAGGATGTATGTACCATCTTCAAGCACCAAGAAGTCTCCGTCTTCAACAAGTGCTTTCTCAACGATTTCAGTAGATAAGCTGTACTGAGTTTCAATGTTGTCAATGTCGCTAACGCCAGTATCGAGTCTTTCGCTAGAGTATTCGAATCTATCGCAACGCATTTCAAACGTGTATAGTTTACCTAGCTGGAAGAAGTTTTCGATATTTTCTGTGAACTTGATTTCATATATGTAGCCAAGCATTGGTATCCAAATTAAGTCGCCTTCTCTTGGTCTTAGAATCGAATCATAGTCATATGATTGTTCGTCTAGCAATTCATTACCATCTTCTAATTTGTATGTGTACCCATACTCTGTCATTAGAAGCGGCTTGAGTGATTGTAAAAATCTTTTTTGTGCAACAACGAATGTGATAGATTCGTCAATTTGCAATCCAAACTTAGATAAGAAATCTTCTTGCCCTTGAAATCCATCAAAACTTTTAATAAACATTTCCATTTCAAGTGCATCATCAAATAGTACAGATGCGTCTTCGCCGTGAAGTCTATCTAAATTTACGTGCGTTCTTGGAAGATAGTATCCATCAACACCATAAATCTTAATTGATTCGATGATGAGGTCTTCGACAAGATTTTGCTCCTGTTTTACAGGAGTATATTGATTGAAGAATCTATTACGTGCCATTATTAGCCTAACATATCAGTAACTGGTAGAGAATAAGAACTAATCATTTCCTCTTCCATTGCGTCAATCTCTTCCTTTGCTTCGTCCCAAATCTTTTGTCCATTAAACGATACGCCGCCTGGCATAGACATACCCTCAAACTTTTTCAAGTTTTCACCCCATTGTTTTTTAATGAGTGCGGTACAATATCTCTGCAACCATCTGTCGTTATACATGTCAGTATAAACATCTGGATCAATTTTTTGATATGCTTCGATAATCATGTATTCACCTAGGACAATCTTTTCGCCCCAAGCAATATCAACATAAAGTTTGTTTGAGTGACGTTGGAATCTGATACCTTGTTTACCGACAAATAACTCTTCAGCTAAAGCAACGTTTTGCAATGCCATGTAGTATGGTGCAAATGGTCCCGTATTGAATGCAAACAAATCATTCAATGCAATCTGATATCTCAAATTGAACAAATTGTTTGTCGAGTAGCTGTTTCCGATTGGCAGAATATTGACGATACCAATAACAGAGTCGCTTATTGAAAGGTACTTATTGTCGATATCTGTTTGCGTTACTTGATGCGCTAAGTAAACTTTTTCTGTTGCGTCAAAATGATAGTCGTAGTAGTATGAGAATGCCATCTCAATACAGTCTTGCACTTGATCTTCATCTACGTTTATCTCTAAGAGAGGCGCACCTAGTCTTCTAAGACAGAAATCTTTGAATTCTTCCCTTGTTGCTGGTTTGCTTGTACTCATTTATGCCCCTTAAAATGTCTTTACTCTATTTATCATTACCAAATATTGCAATTTACAGAGTCTAAATAAATTGTGATTTAACTATGGAGAACTTATGGACAATCTAGTAATTAACGTAGAACTGAGTGTGAATGATGTAAACATGCTCCTAACTTTGATGGGTAAGACGTTGACAGAAACAAATTTTTATCCTATAATGATAAAGATTAAACAACAAGCGCAGGCGCAAGTTGACGGATACAATGAAAGAATGAAAGAAGATGGGAAGATTTAATTTAGATGCGATAGTCAAGACGCAAAATAATATTCTTCCAGTGATTGGATTAGATCGTGATGGAACAATAATTGAAGATGTTGGAGATTACATAACAGACCCAAAGCAAGCTGTTCCAATATCAGGAAGTCTTTCTGCAATTAAAATGCTAAGAGACAGAGGTCATAAAATTGTAATCATTACAAATCAAGGCGGCATTGCAAAAGGACTTCAAACTCAACAACAAGTCGAGAATGTGCATAAGCACCTATTAGAAGTTTTTGGCCAAGCAGGAATAATGTCTATAGATGGACTATACTATTCAATGTCTTCGCTAAAAGACGATATTTACGCAAAGCCAAATATTGGAATGTTCAAACGTGCTAAAGACGAATTGAAAATTGATTGGAAAAAAGGCTGGTACGTTGGGGATAAAATTAGTGATTTAAAAGCCGCAGACAAAGCTGGCGCTAAACCTATACTTGTTCTTACGGGTCATGGAAAAGAAACACTAGAAAAACTCAACACATTTGCAAATCGTGAATTGAAGAAAAAAACTCTAGTGTTTAACAATCTATTAGAATTCGCAAAATCTATTTAATTCTTCTTGTGGTGCGTCATAGTGTGGATCATTTTTCACTACAAAATCCATGACTAGATGCACCCTATAATTATCTGAATTGTTCTCTACTGAGTGTGGAACATTATTGTTTATTCTACAAACTACACCGGCTGGCATAGGATAAACAACATCATCAATAATAAATTTCACGTGTTCATCTGTTATGATAGGAAGATGAATTCTCTCGCAGTTTTGTAAATGATGCCCAGAGTCTATGTGTTTTGCTATAGATTTTTTTGGTGGCAATTTGATAAACATTGCACGCCCCAATACTCTTCCTGTTAACTTTGATATTTTTCTGAATAGTTCATCTACTCCAGACTCCTCAATAATCTTTTCATTTATATAAAATTTATTGAAGACTGCGTTTGTTTTGTCTGCAAGATTGTATAGAAGTGTAATGTCAGTTTGCTCTTGTGCATACAAGTTTTTTCTTTCGGGCACATCATTCCACAGCAAACTTGAATTGTTTGCATTAGTTAGATACTGTCGTATTTCTGATTCGTCATATTCAAATAACGTTTCGTGACTAAATCCAGTTTTCATTTTTTTAATTGAAATCCAAATGATATGTTAATTCTAGGTTTATTTCCTTGCACTTCAACTGAAGAATGATTGTACAAGCCAGCTTCACATCGCCAAAGCATTTTCTCTTTTACATCAATAACATCATCTTCATAAATTGGATTACCTCCAATTTCAGGCATACTACAAATTAAATTATATCTGGTGTGAACATAACCAGGTTCATTGTTGTCTTTGTGCTTATGTATAGCACCGCCGTTTTCGTTGAAACTTATGAAGTCCCCAAAAACAGGATCGAGTATGAAGTTTTCGAACTTTTCTGTTTCTATGATACGTGCTTTGACATCATCAAATTCTTTCGGAACGTTATATCTAACTTTTATATGATCGTGATAAAAACGCCCAAGCCCATTATTTCTGAGTCTTGGGCGAATGCAATTTGCAAAATCTATTAATACAGATTGCTCATCATCACTAATAAAATTTTCATAACCCCATGTATTTGGTAGATTAACCTTTATCATCTTCGTGTGTGGTAGATGCGTCTAGTTTTTCTAGCTTCTTTTTAATCCAGTAATCATCAGGAACAGTATTGTATGGATCATTTTTGCCAGAATAAATGTCTGTAACTTCACCATCAACGTCACGTAATGCAAAAACACAATAGTATTGAACGTCATCTTCAAGTGCGGTAATCTTGTGCTTTAATTCTTTTCTAATGACAATGAATGTCGGTGCAGTAAACTCTTTACTTCTTTCGTTTCCAGTTTCTGGATCGGTAACATCAACACGAACACGCCCTTTATGAAGCATAGTTACATGGTCGAATGGATGAAGGTGACCACCTCCATTCATATCTCCAATCTTTTTTAACTTATGTGATCTTACCCAAATGTTACCAAAATAACCAAGTTCGTCAGAAATGCTATCTCCAATAATATCAGGCATCTTTTTTCTCCAATAAAATTGATTTAGATGGAATGTACAAATAATTTAATTTGCTATTTCTTAGTGTTTTGATTGCGTCAGCAAAAGTTTCTACTAACGGATCGCCAGCTAGATTAAAACTAGTGTTAAACAAAATTGGAACACCAGTTATCTTTTCAAATTCTGCAATCAATTCATAATAATATTTGTTTTGTTCTTGAGTGACTGTTTGAATTCTACATGTATTGTCTACGTGCGTAATGCAAGGCACTTGTTCTAATTTTTCCGGCAGAACATCAACTGCATACATCATAAATGGAGACTCTTCGAGTCCAGCCATATCAAACCAATCATTCATTTTCTCTTTCAATACTGTACCTGCAAATGGTCTGAACCATTCACGACCCTTAACTGTATTGACAATATGCTTTCCGTCTTTTGCTCTAGGATCAAACAATATTGAACGATTGCCCAATGCTCTTGGTCCAGCTTCTGCACGACCATTGAACATAGAAACAATGTTTTTATCAGCAATCAATTGAGCAACATCTGCCGCAGTAACACTCTTGATGTTAAATTCATCAGAATATTTTTCCTCATCAATTTCATCGTTTCTATCGATACCAAGATACAATGTTTTCAATGGTTGTTTTTCGAAAGGAAGGTTTTCTTCTTTGCAATGTTGATACCATGCAAACTTTGCTAGTCCGATTGAAGTTCCTCCATCGTGTGCAACTGCATCACAGTACAAATTGATTTCTGGAAAGCGTTTTTTATAATAGTAATTTGCAACGCAATTCAATCCATAGCCGCCAGAGATTACAATATTTTTTTCTCCAGTGAGATCAATAGCTTTCTGAATTAGATCACCCACAAGTTTTTGTGTTTCTTGTTGAGTTTTCCATGCAAAATCTTGAACCAGTTTTAAGTCTTCTGGATATTTTACAATATCTTTAATATCAGCACTCAATGGATTGATTTCATCACCCATAGCTTTCAATCGCAGTTTAGGGAATGAATTAATATTAATCAGTCCGCCCGCAGGATACTGAGCGTAATATAAATTTTTGTTCGCATCATCGTCATAAAATAATGGGGGAATATCTTCATTGGGACCACCATAAGAAGCTAGACCCATTAATTTACCTGCCTCAATTGGATGAAATCCCGCATACTGTGTTGCCGCTTCATACGTCTTACATATATTAACGGTACCACTATATTTAAATTTTTTGTCTTCTGAGTATACTTTCATTCCTCCGTTTTGACCTATCGATTTATACATCAACTCAAGATCATTTGGATATGAGCATTTAAAAATAGTTTCGGTTTCATATCCATACGTTGCGAAAGGAAGTGGTAATTTTAAATCAACAAGAGAACCCGCACCATCAACGACAATTGCGGCCGCAGTATCGAATCCTGAATTATAAAATGCACCAGTAGCATGACCTAGATGATGATATTCCCAAAAACCAAAAGTTTTTACATTAGGGTTATATCGTCTAACAGTCGATGTAAATAATTCTTCACCAGACCACGTTAATTTGGGATACATGCCTTCACCAGTTCCACATAAAATTAATGTATCTACGTGATAGTTGTCTAAGACATAGAAAATACTTCTTAGTGGATTTGCATCATACTTGACCCTCGTCAAGCGTTCTTCTTCAATGTAAACTTCAATTTTTCCGTCCACAAGAAGACAAATTGATCCGTTATGTCCTGGACTAATTGCTAAAATATTATGACTCATTATTTCCTCACCGTTGCTTTAATATGTGTTTCAATTGATTTGATTAATTTATCAAGTTCTTCATCGCTGAAGTCCATTCTAGTATCATTGATTCTATCTGCTAAGT